GGGCAGTCCAGGGCACACGACCCCGTGCCACATCCGTGCCACCCCGGCCCCACCCACCCCAAGCACCCCGGGGGTACCCAAGGCCTCAAAAGCCAGTCATACCAGGGGGTTTCGAGGTTTTCCACAGGGGGAGGGGGCTATGGGGGGTAGTGGGGGCTGCGGAGGAACGTATCTCCCTTCAGAAATTTATGCCAAAATACTCCGATCAGGGACCACACTCCTCAGCGCCTCTAGGACGGCCCTCAAGGGCAGATAGGAGGGATTGCACCAAGACAGGATTACCAGCCGTTCTAGCGGCTTCCAGGGCTCTTAGGAGGCGTTCCTTGTACTCCCCAGTAGGGAGACTGTTTTCATTAGTCATGGTTGAATGCGGCTTGATAAACGTTTGGCAGGTTTCCTTTAATAAGGTCACCACAAGCTACAGCAATTCGACGATGCTCTTCCTGAGTACCGTTTCCACTGCGAAGCTTGATGTAATGGATCCAAGAACGAATAGACCCAGCCATGTAAAGCTTAGTAGGAGTATTGAGAGGAAGAATACCTCTAGCACACTCCTTAGCCACACCATAGCTAAGCATACGATCATACAGAACCTTAGTAGCATCAAAGATGTCTTCAATCTCAGCCTGAAACTCAGACTGGATCTCTTCAGGGAGGTCATTGATACTGTTCTGTCTGTTCTTGGTATCCTGTCTGCGAAGCTCAGGTACTTCAAACTCACCAAGATCAGCAACAGCATAACGCTGGCTGAACTCCTGGAAGCTAAAGCTCCTATGCCTGAGGATCTGTGGGGAGATAGCTCTAGTAGTCTCAATCTCAACTACCATATGAGCCATCTCAAACGGGCTCCAATGCCCATGCTTGATAAGGTATCTGAGCAGACGATCAGCAGGGTCTCCTGGCTTAGCATCTTTGTTAGATACCCTAGCAAGATAAGCAATGAGGTCTTCAGCACCTGGTGTGACACTGATCAACCTAACACTAGCAGTCATAGTAACAGTCTAAACAGGGTGGATTGTGGCGGTATTGTATTTATGGTCTTATGGTCTACCTAGTCTTGGGTCTCCACAGCGTTTAATAGTATAGGTGTTCTTGTTGTCTCCCCCCTATAGTCCCCCCTCTTTCGAGGTTCGGGAGAAGCGAGAAAGAGGGTTACACGGAAAAAAAGAAAGACCCCCGGTATTTCTCAGGGGTCTATCTCACCGCATATCCACACAAGAGGGCACCACTCCCCTTGCTTAAAACCCTCCAATAGCCTAACTCCAGTCCCACACACGGTTTTGAGAGATCTTGACATTCCTAAAGGATCTCCCCAAAACAAGGGCATCTGTAGCTTGCTTAGGGTCATTCTCAAAGGCATTCATCATAGCCTTCCACTCCTCATTCTTTCGGAGGGCTTGAGCTTTATGAGCAGATTGAGCCAGGGCATCAACGAACCACTGTACACCTTGGGACAAGGCATCAAGTCTATCGTCATGCTTAACAGCTCCCTTCTCACGGCACATTCTGGACATTTGGTATCCAAGCATATACTCCAAGCGTTTCTCAGGAGGAGCATCAGGGTTAGAAGCGTAGTCATACTCCCATACCTTTGGGTCAATAATCAGTTTGTGTTGGTTCATCACGGGTTCGAGGGTCTCAATGATCCTCTCCTCCTTACGGACAGTAGCTCGTACCTCCTCCGTAGAGAAGCCAGCTCCCATCTGTTGGATGTGTCTGTTGAAGAGCTCACAGACCATACCGTCACCAAAGTTGGACTCAACTAGAAGGCGACTAGCTCTGTACCTCTTCCCCAGCCGTACAATGTCGGATAAGGTAGCGTCTGAGTAACCATCACGATAAGCACGAAGATCACGCACAAACACATAACCGTTGGCCTGAGAAAGAACAACAGCAACTGTTTCATCTGTACCACGTCCAGAAGGGTCCACAGAGACGATAGTCTCAGAATACTCACATACACCCTCATCGATGTACATGGGCCCGTAGAAGCGGTCTCCGGGCAGTCCTACGGGGTTTAGGGTCTTGATCATATACCTAGGATCAGCAGACCAAGCATAGCGCTCAGCACACTCTTCACCCAACGGGGTAACGATCAGGTCTTGGAACTTAAGGGGGAACTTCTCAGCATCAGACAGGCTAGTATCTAGCATGAACTGAAGCATGAAGTTAGAGCGCCCCATAGCGCTCTCCCGTTCCATCAGGTCTAGGTCAGAGAATCTAGAATCGGTGGGTGACCATTCATCCACTCCTTTCTCGATGTCTGCAACCAGCTGGGGCGCGAGAAGCCCCTCATATTTGGAGAGGTCCTTGGGATACCTCGCGGGCCAAACGAATGGCCTATAGGAGCGCTCAGCGAGCTTCCTGTAGATGGTAAATGTCGATTGCGGAGTTCCCAAGAATAGAATCCGTGAACCTTCGTCCGGGGTAAGAATGGACTCGGCTTCAGTGACCAGCTGTAGCAGCTTCTCACGCTGCATGTCAGTAGCACTGTTTGCGGGGACTTCGACATCATCAAAGATCATTAAATGGGCACGGGAACCAGTCATCTGTCCTGTGATGCCCACAGACTTCACAGAGGGAGCCTGGTGGGGCTTGGCTGGCCCTACGTCGAAGGAGATCCGCGACCAGCGCTGATCGTCGCTCTTCGGGCCTAAGTGATTCAGCCATGGGATGTCAATGATAAGCTTTTGACAGAAGATAGAGAAGTTATCAGCTCTCTCCTTAGAAGCAGAGATCACCATGATCTTCTTATCTGGATCATTGAAGAGAATCCACAGCACGAAGGCAGCGGTAATCCAACTCTTACCGACCCCTCGGAAGGCAGAGATCTGGAGACGCTTGGGTCCATGCTGTAGGTAGTCTGCAATACAGAGCTGGGCTCTAGTAGGCTTTGGGAGATCAAGTTCTCTCCACACCAAGGTCAGGAAGACCCGAAAGTCTTCCCTCATCTTGGCTTCTAGTTGCGCATGGTTCATTGTCCTCCGATACCTAGTGCGTTCAAAGCCCTGCCTGCTAGGTCGGTGACAATTGACAGGGGGTTGGATTGCTGTTGTGGTTGTTGTTGCTGTTGGACTTGCTGGAAAGATCCCGGAGACTGCCAACCATGGTTATCACCAGCCCACACCACAGGCTTACCATTGAGGGTAGCCTGGGATCCTACTGGCCTACTTTGAGGCTGGGCGGCAGCAGGTTGAGCACGGTTCACTTCTGGGATCTGGAGGGGCTTTCCCGGCGGAAGGGCTTGGATAGCCTGGAGATACTGCTCAGCAAGAGCTCTCCTACGCTCCGTATGGGGGACACCAGGGCGGAAGTATCCTTCCCCAGCATCAGCAGACCCTGTGTAGTATTGGGCATAATCTGCAGCTGATAGGCCTTGAGGGGCCCGCTCGAACTGTTGGGTCCAGCCGACCAAGCTACGACCGTTCTGGTCATACTTGCCAGCATACTCATCAGCAAAGTACTGTAGTTGCCAATCAATGTTGTTGGGATCCAAACCTTGTTGGATGGCTTGAGCCCTAGCCCGATCATACGGGATACGGCGGACACCAGTGTACTGGCTGAGGCCTCGACCTGCACCAGCCACCTTCTCAACCACGTCCAGGTTGTTGAAGGTTGGGTCACCAGTCTCCACAGCCCAGGATCCAATCAGACCAGCCGCTTGTTGGGGGCTCATCTTGGGGATCCTGCCACCAGACATCTTGCTGATCTTATCTGATGTCAAGGTATTGTAGACCTTTAACACGTTAGGGGTTAGTTCCATGTTTAATCTGTTTTGGTTCTGATTCCGATAATAGGTAAGCCTTCGACCTCTGACTCTTCCTCATAGTATTCGTACTGAACACCCTCAGGCACGCTGAGAGCCTCCTCAGAGGCGCTGTAAGCGTCGATAGCTTCGTCTATGGTAGATTCTACCTTAGCGTCTATAAAGGCCTCTTCTAGGCCCCACAACCAGCCTTTCAGAAAGAAAGCGATCGGAGGAGGCAGATGAGTATCCAACCACCTCGCGATCTGCTTAAATTCATTGAGCCGGAATTTAACCTCCGGCCCAGTCATCAGAACACCCCAGGGATGATCTGGCCGGTGCAAACATAAGCACCGACAGCAGCAATAAAGCCGAGCATAGCAGCACGGCCATTAACGATCTCAGCAATACGGAGCTGAGCTTTTACTTCTTTGTCTTCCATAATCAAGTGTTATCAACAGAGGTAGCACCACCGAAGCTGTTGTCACTAACAGCACGGTCTGCGATCTCAAGATCCCGAATAATGTCCAAGACCTCGTTACGGGTGCTAGCAGCAGTCAATGCAGTCAGGAGAGCAACAGAAGCGTCATCGAGGGTACGATCGCCACAGCCACGCTCAAGGAAGCCATAATAACGGGAAGTCATAGTTAGAATCAAGCAAAGGAAATGTTGCCGCGTGTATAGGTCGCGGAACCCTTGACGGAAGTAACACCAGAGCCATTGAATGTGGCGTAGGTGGTGATACTTGCGTAGTTATCAGAGAGAGTGAGGTCTGCCTTGTCAGCAGTGATCTCGTTGACCTGAGTCTGGTCGTAAGCCGTTCCAACGCTGATGAACAGGTTATCGAGGCGGCTGTACCAGCTGGTCAGCTCATTGTAGGTAACAGGATAGCGGGTTTCGTTGGACCCTGAAACGTCACCGAAGCGGAGGGCGGTTGGAGTGGCCGAGGCCGGCATGTAGGTGTCAACGTCGGTGCTGCTATAAATCAGCGTGCCCTCAACGTAGATCTTGTAGGTGTCGGTACCAGTGCCGTCGTAGGTAACAATGACCATGTCGCCAGCATTGCCGATGATCCAGTTGTTTGCTGAAACGTCCCAGCTAGCACCGTTAGTCGATGTGCTGTACGCGCCACTATCAAAGTCACCATAATGGATGTACTCGTAAGGGGAGGACCCCAGTCCGAAGCCAGCAATAGCATTGACGAAGTAATTCGCATCACCAACGCCAGAAAGCATCTGCTGAGCGCCACCAGTTGAGACCCAGTCGTCAGCAAGACGGAAGCCGTAGCTCCAGTTTGTTGTGCGACCGCCAAAACCGTGAAACTCGGTACCAGCGGCAGTAATCTCCAGACACTTGTTGGCACCGAGGGTGCTGTAATAATAACCAACTGAGGGATAGCGCTTGTCGAGGATCGAGCTGGTTTTAGCAGCGTCGGACTGGGTGGTTGTCGAGGTATAGACTGAGCCGCTGTTGCCAATCGCGGAACCCTGAACGGGCTGCGTAGCGATGCCACTCCACTTGTAGGCCTTGTCGAGGACCTC